CAAACGTGACTGGTGCGAAGTTGGCAAACCTTACGGTTTCAACCAAGACTACTTCGTACACGCTTGTCGCTGCTGACCGCAACACTCGTGTAGTGATGAACTCTGCAAGCGCCACAACGATTACCGTGAACACTAGCCTTTTCTCGGCTGGGGATACGGTTTGGATTCATAACATTGGTGCTGGTACCTGCACTGTGACCGCTGGTACGGCAACTGTCACTACTTCGGGGTCACTTGCTTTGGCGCAGTGGGGAGGCGGCACTCTTTATTTCACGTCGGCGTCAGCCGCAATATTTTTTCCCGCAGGCGGTATAGGTTACGGGACTGCGACAGGTGGCAGTAGTTCAAGTATCACGGTTAGCGGACAAAACTACACTTTATTGACGTTTACAAGCGATTCGACCCTAACTGTGAGCGGCTCTGGCGGCTTGTTTGATGTGCTTGCTTTCGGTGGTGGTGGCGGCGGGGGGAACGGTATTGCGACTGTTTCTGGCGGTGGTGGTGGCGGCGGTGGTTATGTGTTGCAAACCATCTATCTCGATGCTGGTTCATATTCTGTAACTGTTGGTGCTGGTGGGGCGCAAAATGTTGAGGGTGCTGGCAGTCGTGTTGGTGCTGTTGCTGCTGCTGGTGGTGGGCATGGTGGATGTGCCGCACCATATTTGCCTCCTGCCATTGGTGGTTCTGGTGGTGGTGGCTCCACTTATGGTGCGAACACTTCTCGATATTTGACTGGTGCTAACGCGGTTGTTTCTGCTGTGACTGGTTATGCGGGTGGAACAGGTGCAGCCGTAGATTATGACGGTGCTGCTGGCGGTGGTGGCGCAACCGCAGTCGGAGCGAACAACTCTGGCAAGAACGGTGGTGCTGGTGGTGCTGGCTACGATGTGAGTTCTTTCATTGGTGGGTCTGCTCTTTACAAGGCTGGCGGCGGTGGAGGCGGTTCGGGGAATACTGGCTCTGGTGGCGCAGGCGGTTCATCTGTTGGTGGTGCTGGCGGAACACAGGCGGCTGGTTCTGCTGCTTCAGCGAATACCGCTGGCGGTGGCGGTGGCAGTTCAGGTGATGCCACAAGAAATGGTGGTGCTGGTGGATCGGGAATTGTTTATGTCAGGTTCAAGGTATGACCGCTCAATACTTCGCTCAACTCGATGACAACAATGTGGTGACAAATGTTGCTGTCGTAACAGCAGAGTTCATGGCTGAGAACCCAGACCGCTATTCAGGTCGCTGGGTTGAAACATTCTTCGACACCGCAGGCAAAACGTATGCGGGTGTCGGTTTCACCTATAACGAGGACACCGAGGACTTCGAGGCACCTGTCGCGCCAGAACTTCCAACTGACCCTGAGTGAAACGCGCTAGTCGCTGGATAGTTTTTCTTCCCGTCGCCTTCTTTGCACTACTGCCACAACCAGCCAGCGCTGAACCCGAACCAGGGTTGAACGCAATCGGCTACACGATTGACCAGATACCGCCCGTCAGGTCAGATGATGTTTACCCCACCTGTGGGTCCGAGGTAGAGAACAACATCAACCGCAACTTCAACGGCGAACCATTCCAAGACTGCGGCTGGGACTTCTTCATGGTGCACTACACAGGGTTCATCAATCTGCCTGAGCACGAAACGATTGAGTTCATGGTGGCAGCTGATGATGGTGGCACGGTCAGTATCGCTGGGCAGGAGTTCGGTACTTGGAATGTAAAGGGTTGCTCGTGGTCGCAGAGCATAACGCTGTCCGTTATGCCAGGTTTGTATCCGTTGGATGGCTGGTTCTTTGAGGCTGGTGGCGGTACCTGCTATATGCTCGCATGGAACATTGACGACATCGGTTGGGAGATAGTCCCCGAATGGGCATATACAACAACATCCACCCCTGTGACGACGACCTCTACTTCTACTGTCCCACCAGAGACTGTCCCTGTCACGGACCCGCCTACCACTACGACAGTTCCGGAAACATCCACCACTCAGGAATCAACTTCGACCACTCAGGAATCGACGACTACTTCCTCGTCGTCCACCACCACCACAACTGAACCGGAAACAACAACAAGTTCATCTACTACTACCGTTGATACGTCGCCACCAGCCACGTCCCCCACACCACAAGAGGTAGCTCCACCGCCAGTAGAAGCGCCTGCGCCCGCGACGACGGTGCAAGAAGAATTGCCACAGGAAGAACCACAGCCCCCAGCAACAGACCCAGAAGTTCCAGAAACCCAAACATCGGTGGACACGCTACCCCCGTTTGAGGAGGATGTGGTGGAGGATCCACAGGAACCAGCCGTAGACATCCCCATCGAGGATGCCCCCACAATCGACGCAGAGCCTCCTGTAAGCCCCGTAGACGAGAGCGAACCCTCTGTCGGCACTATTGATACCCCTGAAACGCTCCTAGAGGCTCTGGATGCGTCTGCCGAACCGACCCCTGCGCAGGCGGCCCAGCTCGCCACCAACCCACAGGTGCTTGCAGCAGCAAGCGTGGAGCAGGCTGAAGCCATCTTCGAGGCGCTGAACGTTAGCGAACTAGATAACACTCAGATCGCTGCCCTGATCGAAGCGGTACAGGATGCACCCGCCGAAGTACGTGAAGCGTTCGAGGACACGATTGACATTTTCGGTGAAGGCTTAGACGACTATGTGCCCCTCGGATCCAACATCCCAGTCGGCACCAGACGCACACTTATCGCTGTAACAGCAGGGGTAACGCTCGCAGCAGCAGGTACTAGAATACGGCGCTGATGCGTAAATTCTTCAACTTCCTGAGCGACAACTCGTGGACCTACGCCGGTACCGGCATGGTGCTCATCACCTTGTCTGGGCCTACTCTCCGTTCAGCCCTGTGGATAACTGGTGTAACATTGATCCTGCACTCAGCGTTATCCCTCTCCCAGAAAGACTGAAATGGAAAAGCTCAAGAACATCATCTTCCGTATCTTCGCCCTGTTTGGCTCCTCGGCTTTGGCTGCGGTTGCTGGTGGCGCAATCATCGGTGTTGAACTGTGGAAGTCTGCTGCGCTTGCTGGCGTGATGGCGTGTGCACAGGTCGTTGAGAAGCTTCTTCGTTACAGCGTGGATGGCACGTTGACGAAGGAAGAAATCGAAGCCGCGTTCTCTGGTGCTGGTGCACCGAAGAAGAAGGATGAGGCTGCTGGCTGATGGCGAAGGTCGATATCGCCAAACTGCCGATCATCAAAGTCAAACTGTGCTCGCATCTCAAAGGGGTGGAGCCAGGTGAATTGGATCCGAGCCTGCTTCGCAAGATTGAAGGCAAGGGTCAGTTGCATCATTGTGCGGCTGACGCATACGAGGCGATGGACGCTGCGGCTAACGCAGAAGGAATTGACCTCAGCCCGACTAGCCCAGCGGACACATATCGCTCACTTGCGGTTCAGGAGTACGGATTCTTCCAGCGATACACCGACAACCCGAAGCCAGCCCTGATGAAGCAGAAGCCACGCATCTACAAGGGCAAGGCGTGGTATCTGAAAAAGGGGATGGCGCAACTCGCGGTCCCTGGTACGAGCCAGCACAACTACGGCATCGCAATCGACATCGCTAACGCTTCGGGTGCACGACTAGAATGGCTCGCGAAGAACGCTGTCTCGTTCGGTTTCTCATGGGAAGTGCTCCCGTCAGAGCCGTGGCATCTGCGTTACGTTGCAGGCGATGATGTGCCTGAACGGGTGAAGGCTTGGAAGGAATCAAAGGGAGCCTGATGTGGACGCTGGGTGGGCTGTCTTTCTTAGTGCCGTTGTTGCTGGTGCTTTTTCTGTCATAGTCACCCTCATCCAGAAATTCAAGAAGGAAAACGCCTCAGATCACGAGGTTGTGATGGGGATGCTGAAGATGGTCTACAAGAAGCAAGGCACCGTAGAAACCAAGATAGATAAGGTTTCTGAGAGGTTGACGGACCACATCGAGAACCACTAGGGTTCCTCTCTCTTAGGGAGGTGCTAGACAATGGCAAAGAACTTCAGTATGGTGGAGTTGCGACTCATTCGCGACAGTCTTTTGAGGGTGACACCGGCAAGAGATCAAGCTGATGCGTTGTGGGATGTAATCGAGAAGATCAACGCATTGATTGGAGAACAGCGTGAGCAAGACAAAGGGAAGTCTGCTAACCGAAATAAAAGAGGCGCAGGGAACTAGCGGTCGCAGACCGCTCATCTTCAGTATCGCTGAAGAACTACCCGACGAGGATCGTGATGACTTTTGGGCGGCGATCAACGACCACAGCATTTCTGCTGGGGCGATAAGTCGGGCGCTTGCCAACAGGGGAATCAAGTTGACTGCTGCATCCATCGCTACTTACCGTCGAAAGGAATACAGTCATGGCGCTTGAACGCGAAATCCAGTTGGAGGCTGAGATAGCAGACCTTCGTGCAGCGTTGAAGACTGCACAGCAGAAAGAAGCTCGTGCGAAGAAGCGGTCCGATGACATGGTGGAGGCGGTGTATCAGGCTGCGCGTGACGCGGCCCGTGCCACCCCAACCCGTAAACCTGTCCCATTCAAGAAGGACACCCGCAAAGGTAAGACCGAGGTGGCGTTGGTTCACGCTACGGACTGGCAGTTGGGGAAGCGCACCGTTTCGTTCGGTGTGTCCACGCTGGCGAAACGAATCGAGCAGTTCACCGAGAAGGTGATGACGCTCACCGACATTCAACGTGCAGATCATCCTGTGAAGGAGTGCACTTTGATGTTTGGTGGTGACATGGTGGAAGGCATCGGCATCTTCCCAGGACAAGCGTACGAGGTTGAGGCGCATTTGTTTGAGCAGTTGTTTGAGGCGACTTCGGTGATGGAAACGATGGTGGCTTCACTCGCAGGGTTCTTTGAGAAGGTTCATGTGGTGTGCGAGTACGGCAACCACGGTCGGCTGGGTCGCAAGGGTGATATGCCTGCCGGTGACAACATCGACCGTATGGCATATCGGATTGCGTCTGAGCGCACCGCGCACCTGAAGAACGTGTCTTGGCAGATGTCATCGAACTGGTATCAAATAGTGAACATCGGTTCCTATCGTGCACTGCTGGTGCATGGTGATGAGATCAACTCGTTCGGTGGGAACACCCCAGCGTTCGGCATCCTGCGCAAAGTGAACGCCTGGTCTACGGGTGTGGTTGAGGAGTTCCAAGACTGCTATATGGGGCACTGGCACACCCCGATGACGTTGACGATGGCTAACGCTGGTCGCATCTTCGTGACCGGTTCTCCAGAGTCACACAACGAGTATGCCCGTGCGTTTATCGCAGCAGTCGGCCAGCCATCCCAACGCCTGCATTTCGTGGATCCTGTGAAGGGTCGAACGACAGCCGAGTACACAGTCTGGTTGGACTAGCCATGAAAGATCCACTGTTTGTAATGACTGAGCACATCAACAGGTTGAATGATGAGATCACACAGCTGAAGGCTGAGATCCAGAAGTGGAAGAACATCACTGGGATCGTGCATGAAGCGTTACGAGAAGGCGACCCTGACGGTGCTCGCTTGCACTACGAGGAAAACGCCGATGTCTTGTGAGAATCTAGTCGAACTTTTGGACAATGTTCCATACACGAGCAACGAGCAGGAACTTTGCTTTGACGCAGCAGATGAGATCGAACGGCTACGCGACGAACTAGAAACCGTCAAAGCCGTGCTGGAGGAACTACGGAAATGAACGACATCCGTCTCTGCCAATGCGTCTATGACGGTGTGATCCCACGAACCCCACGCTGCGGAGAAAAGACCGATGACTCAGACGAATAAAACAATCGTGCTCGTCCAATGGGCTGACACCCACATGAGTGACTCAGGCTGGCTCGACCTCGACAAGTATGAAGACGATGGTGAAATGCTGGTGGACACCGTAGGATTCCTGATACCGGTAGGGGAACCAGGCTCCAAAGATCAGCACGTCACCGTCTGGCAAACCCTCTGCAAAGGCGAAGGAATCCACGCAATCCATATCCCAGTAGGGATGGTCCGAGACATCAAGGTTCTTGACACAGCCTCGTTACACCCCTAAAGTAAACACTCTGCAACGGAAGGAGAACCAAATGCAGGAAAGATACACACAACCAAAACCGAAGCACGGCAGCCAAGAATGGTTGACAGCTCGATGGAAAAACAAGGAGGGCTACACCCGTGTGACCGCATCGGTCGCAGCAGTCGTCCACAACGAACACAAGTACACCACCCCAGCGGATCTCGCTGTCGAACTTCTCTCGGTGACACCCCCTGCACCGAAAGAACAGAACGATGCGATGCGACGAGGCACCATCCTCGAAGAACCACTGCTCAGGTGGGCATCCGAAATACTGGGCAAACCCATCACCGAACCCCATGTGCTGTACGCATACGACGAGGACGGTGTACGACTCCTGTCCACCATTGATGGGATGGACCCGTTAGGGGAGGTGTACGAACTGAAAACCTATAACAAGCGTTGGCAGGGACAGTTGCCACGTTATTGGTATTGGCAGGGAGTACAGCAGGCGATCTGCACTGACAGTCACGAAATCAACTGGATCGTGTTCGACTCGAATTTGGAACTGCATTTCCATACACAGACCGTGACCAGTGACGAAAAGCAGATACACATTGACGCAGTTCGCCGGTTCCTCAGCTTCATCGATATGGGCATGATGCCAGAGATCGCTGATCCCACTTACGACAACGCCGCCACCTTGTACCCACAGGGCATAGAAAACACCGTCGTCTTGGGCCATGAGATCTACGACACTTTAGAACGGTTGTCGTTGGCTCGTGAACAGAAGCGTCAAGCCGAACAGTTAGAGGAACAGTTGAAGGGTGAGATCGCGATGATCTTGCAGGACTGCGAATACGGTGCTGTGGATGGCACGGTGGTCGTGTCGTGGAAGAACAGCAAACGCACCTCGTTCGATACCAAGAAGTTTGAGGCGGAGCATCCAGCGTTGGCCGCCAAGTTCAAAAAAGAAACAACATTCCGCACCATGCGGATCGTCGCAAAGGAGAGCAAGTAATGAGCAACCTCGTGATTGCACCAGACCAGAAAGGCTTCACCCCACAGCAGGTGGCAACCCTGAAGCAGTTGGGTGTGGACAAAGTATCGGACGGTGATCTCGCCGTGTTCTTCCACCAATGTGTACGCACAGGGCTGGACCCGTTCGCGAAGCAGATCTATATGGTGGGTCGTTGGGATGGTCGTGCGAACGCCACCCGCTACACCATCCAGACAGGCATCGACGGATACCGTCTGATTGCTGAACGCACCGGCAAGTACGCAGGCTCAGACGAAACCTGGGTCGAAGAAAACGGCAAGCCTTTGTCAGCGACGGTGACGGTTCGCAAGATCGTGGACGGGCAGGTATGCAACTTCACTGCCACGGCACGTATCGAGGAGTATGTGCAGACAGGCAAGGATGGGAAGCCGATGGGGTTGTGGGCGAAGATGCCGCACCGTATGTTGGCGAAGTGTGCTGAGGCGCTCGCGTTGCGTAAAGCGTTCCCGCAAGACCTGTCCGGTTTATATACGGCTGAGGAGATGTCGCAGGCTGATAACGCTCCAGCTTCCCCACAGATGGCGGAGATCCGTGAGATCAACCCTGTCGTGTCGGCAGACAATCTGGCACGGTTCAAGGCTGCGTGTGACGCTGTGCCGATCAGCCACACCGAAGTCATCAAGATTGCTGGTTTGGAAGGCAAGGAGATCCGTGAGTCTGATATGCCAGCGTTGCGGGCAGCGTTCAAGAAGGTGAAGGAAGACTTGTTCTCTCCTATCCAGGATGCCGAGATTGTGGAGCCGTTCCCGAGTCGTAAGGTCGTAGACGTAGAACCGGAACCCGAGTTCGTGGATGGTTTCCCGATTCGTACGGTTGCTGATGTGGAGGCTGAGCTGGTGGATATGTTCGGTGCGAAAGAGGTGCCGGTCGAAGCAATCCAGTCGCATCCTGCGAACGGTAAGCCGAAGATCAAGGATCCATCCGCACCTGCAACCGCACCACAGTTGGGTGTGATTCGCAAGATGGCACGGAACGTGAACATCATCACGAACGATGACCTTGCTTCATTGTGCACGGATGCGATTGGTCGCCCGATCAGCAAGCTGGATGACTTGACGAAGGGTGAAGCATCACAGATCATCGACACCCTGAACCCGAAATGAGTAACGACATAGTGCACTTCGGGCACGAGATCATTCAGGATCTACTGCTATTCCTGACATCGTTCTTACTGCTCAGGAGATAGTGCGAAGTGACACTGGAACAAAACAGAAAGGGAGAATGTGAAGGACGCAAAGACAAGTGCACGGTCGCTGGATGCCCTAAGTTCGGAACTTTGGGACGTGAAGGCCGTGACGGTAAACGACGGGTCAAGGGATGTGGCGACCCTGTTGCTCGTGGAAGAAGGAACCGCACTAAGGGTGATAGCAAAGCTCGACGTGCAAGGAAGAAACTGGGTCTTGCTGCGACAGGTAATGCAGGCACTCGCCATGAGGAACATTGGGGCGGGATGTTTCGTGTCGAAGTCAAAGCGGGTAGCCAGGTGGGTCCGATTGCTACACGTTTCGATGCTGCTCGTTCGCAGTCTGAAGCATCCAAAGCGTTGGGAGATGTCCGTCCTTTCGCGATGATCGCGATGCCGGATGGTTCGAGTGACGGTATCGTGTTGATGTCGCTCACAGAGTTCGCGGAGCTGTTGGCTCTCATCTCGTAAGGATCACGCAAAGGGAACCCACTGTCACTGGTGTAGGTGTGATTCTCCCCAGCCGATGTCAAAATCTGGTCGGCTGGGGCGATACCCTTATTTTGTAACCTGTTCGTCATCTTTGATATTCTGGGAGGGAATCGATGAGGATATTTACACGGCTTACAGCCGCACTCACGGTAGGGCTGATCGCCTTCGGCAGCATCGTTTACGCAGCCGAAGCCCCAGCCAACCCCCCGTTTCCCACCTACACCCCTCTCAGAGAGGCTCCTATCGCGTCTGAGAGGCTTCTGGAGGCACCCATCGTGTTCCGTCACGGCGACATCTCATGGCTCCCCCAACTCGCAGCACAGGCAGGCTGGCCTGAACGCACCTGGAAGCGCCTCGGTTACATCATCCTCAGAGAATCGGGTGGCTGCCCGAACCGTCGAGGCGGGGACGCAGTGAACAAGTTCTGTGAGATCACTCACGTCACCGAATGGAACCATCGCAGTGATACGGGCCTCCTTCAGCTCAACGGGGTCCACTGGAAGCAGGACCATCCACAGTACGCCGGACTGATCTGTAAACAGATGGGTATCTGCACCCAAGAACCGTTGCTTGATCCGCTCACCAATCTTCAGGCTGGACTTCTGTTGTGGCAGGTGGCAGGATGGCAACCGTGGAAAAGGAGCTAACCATGATTCTTGCGGAGATGGATCCCCTATACGACAACGACACCAGTTTCTTTACTGACGCGAACTGCAAAGGTATGCCAGCCGACAAGTTCTTTATCGAGCCACGCACACCCCAACAGCACATCCTCATCGCTGAAGCCAAAAAGATCTGCGGTCTGTGCCCCGTACGGAAACGTTGTCTAGAGTTCGCGTTGAACAACTACATCCATCACGGCATCTGGGGTGGATACACTACGAGACAACGGAGAGGAATACGGCGTGACCGACGAAATCGAGTTTGAGTTAGAGGAATGGCAGAACCGGTGCGATGCTTTGCGTATCGCGAACGAGCGTCTGCGTGACGAACGCGACGACCTCAAAGACGTGGCAGAGGATCTGCACAACGAACTGGAAGACACTCGCCGCCGTTTGAAGGAAGCAACGAGTGTGATCTCACGCCTGCGCACACACATCGCGCAAGGCATCGAACTCTAAACAACTTCAGGAGGGGACATGACACCAGCGGAAATAGATCTCTTTGTGGACCGCCTCTGCTCATTCTGGCCGACCACGAACATCGCACGAAACACGTTGAAGAACGGGTGGAAACAGTCCGACATCATCGTGGAAGCCACCAGCGAGCACGGCAAAACAGTCCTAGAAAAATGCAAACAACTAGACAGGTTCCCTGACCTTCGCGCCATCGAACGAATGTTCCGTGAAGTGAAACACGGGCCACGCAACGAACTGAACTGCTCACTCTGCGGCAACACCGGTTGGGTTGAAACAGAACCAACCGAATGGAACGGCAACACCTATCGACAAGCAGCCCCATGCTCATGCAGGAGAACACAATGAAACCAACATTCGGATCCCTATTCGCAGGAGTCGGCGGCTTCGACATGGGCATGGAGGACGCAGGCTGGGAGTGCAAATTCCAGGTCGAATGGGACAAACACTGCCAACACATCCTCAACAAACACTGGCCCGACATCCCCAAATGGGGTGATGTATCCACAGTAAGCGGCACAGAGATCCCACCTGTGGACTGCATCATCTTCGGATCACCATGCCAAGACCTCTCCGTAGCAGGCAAACGAGCAGGTCTACAAGGGGAACGCTCAGGATTATTTTACGAAGCAGTACGAATCATAAAGGAGATGCGTCATGCCACAAATGGAACTTTTCCCCGATGGGCAATCTGGGAGAACGTCGCCGGAGCCTTGTCCTCCAACAACGGACGGGATTTTGCAGCAGTCATCAGTGAAATGGCTGAAGCAGGGGCGGTTCTCCAAGAATACGCTCTCTTGGATGCGCAATACTTCGGAATACCCCAGCGACGAAGGCGCGTGTTCCTCGTCGCTTGCTTCGATCCTGCAATCGCCCGCAACTGTCCAGACCCGCTACTACCTGTCAGCGAAAGCTTGCGAGGGAATACTGCGAAGGGCAAATCGAAGGGGCAAGCAACTGCCGACTCGACTACAGCAGGCTTTGGAAGCAGCAGTTTCGGCGGCTGGTCAGAAACAGACACAGCAATAACGCTGTCTGCCCGTGACCACAAAAGTTCTAACACCATCGTTGGTTCGCTCGCAGCCCGCGACTACAAAGGTGTCGGCTCACAATACGTGGACGAAGGCAAAGTCATCGTTGAACCGTTCGTGAAATCGCGTCGCGCACAGTCCGCTTCCGATGATGGAACATGGGTAGAAGGACAAGTAAACCCCACCCTCAACTCATTCGACATGGGGGACACACGCGCAACCACAGCCATCGTCTTTGATGATGATCGTCGAGTAGGACCGCGCATCTTTGATGAAACAGTTGGAACACTTCAAGCATTTATGGGGACAGGTGGAAACAATACCCCGATGGTCGCCCAAGAATCAGTCCTATTCGAGAACTCATACCGTGACGGTGCAAGAATCGCAAAAGACGGAGTAACACAAACCCTGTCAGCAAAGATGGGTACAGGTGGTGGCAATACACCGATGGTCGCGATCGGTATCCAAGGAACTGTCATCGGTCGTCAAGACGAGAACGGCCCTGCCGGTAAAGGACACACCGAAGAAGGCGACCCGATGTTCACCCTCACCAGCACCGATATTCACGCAGTCGCACAATCAATGGCAGTACGCAGACTCACACCCCTCGAATGTGAACGTTTGATGGGATGGCCCGACGACCACACCCGATGGAAAGCAGACGGAACCGAACAAGCAGACACGCACCGTTACAAACAGTGCGGCAACGGGGTCGCCTCACCAGTCGCCAAATGGATCGCATCGCACATCCTGAAAGCGCACCAATGAAACAAACCTACCGATGCCCTAAATGTCGGCGCACCTGCACCGTCTACATCAAACTCAACGAACCACCCATCTGCTCAAACCCCAACAAACATCGACTCATGCCCGCATACATGGAACCAACCAGAAAGAACACCAATGAACCTTCTTGACATCATCGCCGCTACCGAAGCCAAAGAACAAGCCATCCAACAGGTCGCTACCAACACCAACCCGTATTGGGCCGCACAATGCCGCATCATCATCCAACAAATCGCTACCACTACCAACACCTTCACCACCGACGACATATGGCAAGCACTCCACGACGCTGACCTACCGACACCACACGAACCACGTGCGATAGGTGCGATCCTGACCGCTATGGCCCGCGAAAACCTGATAACCGCCACCGATACTTACCGCCCATCGGCTCGCGCAGCTTGCCATGCTCGACCTATCCGTGTATGGACAGCACGATGAACGAACACACACTATTCGACTATCCGGACCCCCTCACACCAGGCGACACACCGTTAGCCGAACACACCGACAGACAGCTCGCAAAAATAATCGAAGAATGGAAACACTTGACAACCGACGAATGATCCTGTATCGTCACTTGTAGCCCGCAATACGGCGGGTCCAACAAGGAGAAACCAGTGAAACAGATAACGGTATCGCGTACCGTGTTCACGCTCGATGAGCTTGAGCCGGCCGCAAGAGAAAAGGCTATCGAGACACTACGCGAGGCAGCGTGGGAAGATCTTGATAGCGACACGGTGGCAGAGGATCTCGCCGGCAGGTTCATCGAACTTGCCACCGGCGAATGGGTCGGCGCAACCAGCAAGAACACACTGAAAGACAAGTACGGGATCCGTATCTATTGGAACTTTGGATACTGCCAGGGCGATCACGCATACATCGAAGGGTATCTATACCGTGACGACACCCCGAACTTGGCGTGGCCCGAAAACGTGTTCTACGCAAACGTCACCCGTGGCGGCCGTGACTGGGCAACCGTCGAATACGTGTCCGTCGCCGATCCTGAAACCGGCAACGAACGGGACCACTACCACGGCGACGAATACGCCGCAACCGTGGAGATGGTGAACAACCTGAACAAGCAGCTGTACCGTGAAGCACGGAAACTTGTCGAGGGATACACCAGCGAAAACTACGTCATCGACTGCTACAACAACTATGAGGACCTACAGCGCCGGTTCGACGTGACCGGACAGTTTGCGCCACCAATGTTCTGGGCAGAGGCGTAACCATGAATATTGCCGAAACACCACGACGCACATTCTGGAACGTCGCGTTCTTCTACCGTTCGTTCACGATCACCGACACCGTTGCCGCGATCAGCGCCGACGACGCGATAGTGCTCGCGGAGAACCGTATCCGCGACTTCATCGACATCGACGTAAGTGGCTGCGACGTTGATACCGACAACACCCAAGTACCAGCAGAAAGCGGCGACGAATGAATATCAACACACTGATCCACGAACTAGCCCAAACCCGTGACCCGATGAACGATTACGCACCAAGAGCTATCTGGGTAGATACGTTCACCGGCACATACGGCGGCGTAGACAGCCTCGCGATCATCAACATAACCGCATGGTCCGAAGATGACGACGACACTTGGGACGCGATGAGCGACAGCCAGCGAAACAACTACGCCCTAAGCTACAGGTGTTGCGACGGCGACTACCACACCCCCACTGAATGGGTCGAAAAGTACGTCACAGCAAACGAAAAGTGCTGTTTGTGCGGCACAACAAACGCTAACGCAGATATTCAGGAAAGAGTGTGCGCTAAGTGTTACGCAGATATGCCGGTCGAACAATGGGTATCAGGCAGGTACGCACAATGAATATCATGACCAAGTATCACGCCCATTTCACTGGCGCATTAGTAGCAGAGTGCCCCGCTTGCCACCGTGTGTGCGCATACTGGGATGACGATGACCTGAACGACAACGGGCAGCTCGAATGTTCGTGCGAAACGGAGACAGCACAATGATCTACGACTGGAACGTAACATTCACCGGCGACTACGTGAACATAACCACGAACGTCACCGCCGAAACCATCGACCAAGCGATCCTTTACGCCCGAACACAGCTCGAACAACACCACGGTATCGACACCGAAAACATCGGTATCTGGCACATCGAAGCAGAGTGCGAAGCAGAATGGGCAAGAGCATGACTAACCACATCGTGTTCAGATCCCTCATGGCCACCACCGCTATCGCTATCGGTATCACCGCCGCCACCCGCGGACCAAACGCCGGCATAACATGGTGGATCACCCTCTACGTCATGGTGTACCCGTTCACACATCTCGCGAACAGGGCTACCGAACGCAACAAGTAGCAGCTCGCCACACCTACCGATCCCTGGCATGGTGTGGCAGCACCACTACCAAACGCCTGACGCACCCGCCCGCCACCGAACCCAGAACGAACCCCGCCCGCGTCATTCTCGCCGGCAACCCCCGCCCAAATCATCGACACCACGGCCCCACACGCTCGCCCCTTGTGAACCCGTCGCAACCACATCGACACCCGCCACACTCTCGCCCAGATCATCGACCCGCCCGCCAATCATGTTGCGACACTCTCGCACAGCTCGCAAAAAATCTAAAACAGGTACTTGACGAACCCGCCACCCTTGCCCTACGATGAACACAAGCGCAACACCGCGCCCACAAACCAGGAGAAACCAGTGAACACAACACAACAACGCGCCGCCGATATCGCGGCACAGCTCGACACCTTGTACCAGGACACTGACGCAAGGCCGCAACACATCGCGGACCTATTCGCACAGCTCGAAGCAGCAGCCGAACCCGAAACCCCGCACACACTACGCAAGGCCGACAGTCTCGCCGTCATCTATCGCACCATCTACACCGAGGCCAAACTCAACACCCCTGAGCGCGCCGGCGTAGTTGTCGCTATTGTCGCCCACCGCAACGAAGACCACAGCACCGGAACGGTCACGTTCGACATAATCCCAGGCCACGACACCCGCGCAGTCTGGCCCCACATGAGCTACACCCCGTCATTCTGGACAGGTGGCACGTTCGCCCCGTTGCCCGATGGTGCGCGCCGGCTCATCGTGGACCACATCGCCGCCCGCCTCACCCCACTAATCGAACAGAACGCCGCCGCACTTGTCGCAGCAGCTCACGAGGAACGCGCACGTTATGAGACGCTGCGTATTCTTGGCAGCGCTCGCCGCGCCCTAGATGACGTGACGCGAGGCATCGAACGATGATCGACCACCCGCACCCGCTCGTCCGGCTCGCCGCCGCCCTCATCATCACCGCACCAGGACCCGCCCTCTTGTGGGCCATGATCCGCCACACCGAAAAGAAGAACAACCAGTGAACACCACAAAAAAGCAGCTAACCCAAAAAACCACCGACGAACTATTAGCCCTGATCTCATTCAGGGCGCTGAATATGCGCGGACACACTTGGGGAACCCCCGTAAAGCTCGACGCCGACGCGCTCGACGACATCCGAACCGCCACCGCAGTGTTACAGGCTCGCACAGCGCCACAGGTGAACGAATACGGCAACGACACAGCTTGCGCAAATTGTGGCGACGAATGGGCCACACTCGATATGTTCGGCTATTGCCCAGAGTGCGCAGAAATCGGAGAAACAAACTAACGCCACACGGCCCCGCGCAGCCCCACCAGAGGCCACCCAGATCACGCCTGGAACGCGGACACCGGCAACACCGCCGGCAACCACAACAGGAGAAACAACCAGTGAACACACAAACCCAAACAACCACACTGGCAGCAACACTGCCAGACCTCACCGAACTATTCAGAGTGGCAGCGCTCTACACCAGCACCGATAAGCCGGCACTCTCCAGCTGCCTCATCGAACCAGCTAACGACGTAACCTACGCCACCGCGACGGACAGCACCGCCGCCATCATCTACACGACGGACCGAGTAACCAGCACAGGGCCACAGATCCACCTGCCCGCCCGCGACATCGCCAAACACCTGGCAAACGCCGTCAAAACCATCGGCAAACGCCACGCCGCCAACATCCCCGCCACCCTCACCGCCACCGCGGACACATGGACCATCGAGATCCCCGCCGCAGGAATCACCAGCGCCGGCACACACCAACAACCCGCACAATGGCCCAACATGGCACCACTCTTCACCACACCAGAAGAACCAAGCGCCACCCCGTACCGAATGGCAGCCGAACAGCTCGACCGCCTCACCCGCACCGCCGACCACATCACCCACACCCACAGCAGCCCCACCAAACCCAACCACTACACCACCACCAGCAGCCACGGCCACGCCCACATAATCATCATGCCCGCCCGCATGAACTAACCCAACACACCCACAGCGCCACCAGGCGCACAGATCGAAGGCCCGCCCGCAACCCCCGCCGGCGGGCCTTCACCATTCCCAAGCGCAACCACATCAAACACCACGCCGGCACAACAACACCACAGCGTAGGCGACACACCGCGCCCGATACATTCCGCCGCCCGTGGCCCCGTTGCCGAGCGTGTCCCAGTGTGGGGTAGGGGTCTGGTGGCGTGATCGAGTCGCACACACCCGCGCCAACAAACCGAGCGACACCCACCCCATGCCAAACACCCGCCACGATGACCGGTGGTATGCCGAGGCCGCCCGCCCGCAAGATATCTATAAGCGTTTCTCGACGTGTGTGGTTTTGTGCTTTGGAGGGGGTGGGGGTTTGTCCACAGGTTGTGGATAATGTTGTGTACGTGTGTGTACACACGCTGCTCGATGTATCTGTCTGAGTGTGTGTTGTTAGCTCCCCCCACGCTTCGCTCTTTTTAGAGCAGGTGGCCGTAGCCAATGATTTTTAGCCGACACCTTGTATTGATTTGTTTACCCCTGTGAGCATCACCGTGGCTAGGTGGCTCTGTTGACATATTGGGGTCGATCCCCGTTTCCGGTCACGTTTCGCGTTCCCACCCTGCTGTCTCTGTGTGTGGGGTCTAGCGCATGGTTGCCTCGCCTGCTTCCCAGCGGTGAGGGCTTGCTCTGTTGTTAGTTGGAGTGTAGCACACCTTTTTGTTTTTGTGCTGTCCAGCGGTCTGCTTGTTTTTGTGCGGAGCGGAGAAGTTGTTCGTCGGTGAGTTGGCGGGCTGGTTTCAGGTGTTTGCGTTTGATGATGCGTCCTGATGTTCCGAGTTTGCGACCCATGTTTCAAGTATATGGTGTGTTGGTGGGCGGGGAGAAACCGGAGCGGAGGGGGTGCTCGACGGCACACCCACCAACACGTTTATGATGGTAACACGATGAGTGCTGGTAGGAGTGGCAGGCGGCAGGTTCCGCCACAAGATGTTGCCCGTTTTTGGCAGGCCCGTGCATCAGGCATGACGATCAAGGAAGCAGCGAAGATTGCTGGGGTGCATTACAACACTGCTCAGGGGTGGGATGCTCGGAAGCGTAAAGCGAAAGCGGAGTTGGAGATCGCGAAGCTTGATGGGGCGAAGATTCGTAAGGGGGAGGGTGGGGTTCAGCATGATGCGTGGCAGAAGGTTATGGATGTGTCTGATTTGCCACCGGTTATTCCGCATGATCGTTTGTCGGAGGATGCGAAACGTGGGCTAGTCGATTTTGACTTTTTCCGACGCAGGTATTTGGGTCGTGTTCCTAGCCCGTGGCAGGTGGATGCTGCATACAAGATTGAACAGTGGTTGTTGTCGGATGAGAAAGAGTTCTTGGTGTTGAATTGTCCGCCTGGTGCTGGTAAATCCACTCTGTTCCATGATGTGGCGGTTTGGCAGATTGTGAAGAATCGGAAGATTCGTGTGATGATTGGGTCGGTTTCGCAGGCGTTGGCGAAAATGTATTCGCGTCGTATCCGTGAAACGTTGGAGCGTCAGTTCCCGTTGGATCCTGACCCTGTGCTAATTGATAAAGGGTTGGCGATCAAAGCTGAGGGGTGTTTGGCTATCGATTATGGAAGATTCAAGCCTTCTACAGCAGGGAGTTTGTGGCGGGCTGAGGAGTTCATCGTGGAACAAGAAGACCTCGGTGGATTAGATAACAAAGAACCAACCGTGTCGGCGTACGGCATCGAATCAGAATTCATCGGACATCGCGCCGATCTCTGCTTGTTTGATGACGTTGCCTCACCAGAAAATGCGAAGGAGTCAGCTGCTCGTGACAAACTTATTGAAAGATGGGATTCGATGGCTGAAGCGCGTGTCGATCCAGGTGGCCTTCTGGCAGTTATCGGACAAAGACTCGGACCCCTCGACCTTTACGCCCACTGCCTCTCCAAAGTCACCTACGAAGACTTCGAAGACGACTACGACGGATCAGATGTCACCGACCTCTCAGAAGTCAAAGAACCGCTCAAAAAACAGAAATACCATCATCTCATCTACAGGGCCTACTACGAAGACCTCGACACAGGACTCCAAAGCAAAAGGAACACCAGCCCAGCGTGGCCGAACGGACCGCTCCTCGACCCGTACCGGCTCTCCTGGAAAGACCTCTCGTACATCAAACACTCCAACCCAGCGAAATTCGCGGTCGTCTACCAGCAAGAAGACCAAGCCGAAGGGAACTATCTAATCGAACGAGTGTGGGCCACCGGTGGAATCGGCCCTGACGGGGTGCTCTACCCAGGTTGTATCGATAACGAACGCCGACCAGGGTATATTCCTGCTGGTTTACAGCCCCCACTCATCTCGATTGCTTCGGTGGATCCGAGTCCAACGATGTTTTGGGCTATCCAATGGTGGATTTTTCAGCCGGAAACCAACCTTCGTTTCCTTATTGACGTAGAAAGAGTGAAACTCACCGCCGAACAGCTCCTCGGCTACGACACTACGAGCCGTGTGTATAGCGGAATCATGGAAGATTGGCAAAATCGGGCGTTTGAGATGGGGTATCCGATCTCGCATTGGGTGGTTGAGGTGAACGCAGCCCAACGATTCCTGCTGGCACACGACTTTGTGCGTAAATGGCAGGCTTTACATGGGGTGATGGTGGTTCCGCACACCACTTCCCGCAACAAACTAGACGAAAACTTGGGTGTTGAGGCTCTCCTGCCACAACTGTGGCGCACAGGGCAGGTTCGCCTGCCGACGATGCGTGAGAATTGGAAGACGTTGGCGTTCGTGGAGGAAATGTCGTCGTGGACGCGCGATAAGAAAAATGGGACGGACTTGGTGATGGCTCACTGGTTCGCGGAGTTGCATATGCCGAATCTTGGTCCGGTGAAAACGCCTCCAAGAATGTGGCGACCGTCTTGGATTTAGTGTGTTATCTTGGATACACACGGATCTAGGAGCACATGATGGCAGCAAAGAAGGCTAAAAAGGCGGCACCAAAAAAGCCTCGTGACGGATCAAGCCTTGAAGACATGAAATACACCCAA